GAGTTCATGGTTGATGAGAAGCACATCCGGGCAATGCTCAATGACCCGGAACTGTCCGGGTTCCGTATCTGGAAGGGGCGCGTCTAATGGCGATTGTTGACTATTCGACCCTGCAGGCGTCGGTAGCCAACTGGCTGGCGCGTGCTGACCTTGCGTCGGTCATCCCAGACTTCATCCAGTTGGGCGAGTCGCGCATCAACCGTGACCTACGCGTCCGTCGCATGCAGTCGCGGGTCAGTGGCACCGCAGCGGCTGGGCTGATTCCGATCCCGGACGACTACACGGGCACCTTGTCGCTGAAGGTGACGTTTGCGGGCGGTCAGTACGAGGTCTACCCGCTAACCGAGGTTAACGAGCCGGTCTACCCCATCGGCAGCGGGCTGCCGCTGGGCTACACGGTTGTTAACGGGAACATCGAGCTGGCCGGTGGGCAGCAGGATATCCCGTACTCCCTGGTGTACTGGGCCAAGGTCCCCACCCTGAGCGCGTCCAATCAGCAGACGTGGCTTCTGACCGAGGAGCCGGGCATCTACCTGTATGCCGCGCTGGTCGAGGCATCCCCATACAACCGCGACGATGAGCGCACGGTTCTGTGGGCGACCCAGTACAAGGCGATTGTTGATCGTCTCGCATCTGGCGACGACTACGAACGGTATGGCAATGCGCCATCCCAAACCCTAAAGGGAGCAACACCCTGATGCGTGCACAGCTGATCGGCTTTGCGCCGGACCTTGACCCGGAAACCCCGGGCATCCTGACCGACTGCAACGCGATCATCCCGACCACGTTTGGGCTGGCTGCGGCCAACTCCCCGGTCAATGCGAACTATCCGGCCCTTGCGTCCCCGGCCAACAGCGCCTTCATCGCGCTCCTGTTGGACGGCACCAAGCGCGTGCTGGTCGCTGACGGCCCGCGCATTGAGGAAGCATCTGGCGGCGCATGGGTCAACCGGTCGCGTGCCGGTGGGTACTCTGGCACCAATCGCATGCGCTGGGCGGTGTTTGGCAACAACGTGCTGGCTTGCAACCGCACTGAGGTGATCGGACAAGCGGTTCCGGGTTCTGCTTTCACGGACATTGCCGGGTCGCCCGCAGCGTCGATCATCGTTACAGCAGCTGGCTTTGTGATGGCCCTGAACGTGTCGCAGGCCCAGTACGGCGACGCACCGGATGGCTGGCACTGCTCGGGCATCCGCAACCAGGCCACATGGACTGCTGCGGCCTCTACGCAATGCGCTTATGGGCGGCTGCTGGACTCTCCTGGCGCCATCAAGGCTGGTGCTGCGCTGGGTAGCGACATCGTGGCCTACAAGGACACATCGATGTACCTGGGGCGCTACGTTGGCCCCCCACTGGTGTGGCAGTGGGACCGTGTGCCCGGCGACATTGGCTGCTCAGGCAATGAGTCCGTGGTGGTTGTGGGCACGCAGCAGTTCTTTATCGGCCCATCTGACTTCTACGTCTATGACGGCACCGTGCCACGCCCTATTGGCGGTGCCACGTTCAACAGCACCGCAACGCCAGTCCGAGAGTGGTTCTTCGCCAACCTCAACCAGCAGTACAAAGAGCGGATCTTCGGCGTTGCCGACATTCCGCGTGACCTTGTGTACTGGTACTACCCCAGTGTCGCCAGCTCCGGGGCGCTGGACGCCTGCATCATCTACAACTACCGCACCAACCAGTGGGGCAAGCAGGCAATCGGGGTTGAGGCGGCGCTGCTCTATTCCAGCGGTCAGATTACCTATGACGGCCTAGGCACGCTTTACGCCACCTACGACGATCTGCCGAACATCGCCTACGACTCCAGTTTCTGGCTGGCCGACTCCATGGCCCCGGCAGTGATTCAGGGTGGCGTGTTGAAGACGATCACGGGTGAGCCTGGCCCGTCTTGGCTGGTGACCGGTGATGTCGGGGACATGGATAGCTACGTGTTCGCGGATCGGTTCAAGCCGCGATTCCGCACGGCACCTGCAAGTGCACAGCTGACCAATTTCTACCGTGAAGATCTTGGCGCGGCTCGGATTCAGGACGCGACCGTCCCGATGCAACGGAGCCGATTTGACTTTCGCCGGGCCTCCCACTGGCACAGCTTCCGCCTTGATTTCCCGGGCCGCATGGCGATCAACGGGTTCTCGCTGGCGCTTAATGGGGAGACGGCGGAGTGAGAGTTAACACCGAGCTTCGCCCGCCCGCTGACCTCGTGCAGTTGATCCGCCACCTGACGGGAGAGTGGCGCAGCGCTGTAACCCAGCTCAATCAGCTCTCTGAGGGGCAGGTCGTCGCAGTGACGAATGCTGCGACGGCCGCCCCGACGGGCAGCACGGTCAACTACAACCTTGGGGATTTCATCCTCAACAGCGCCCCGGCCGAGCTAGGCACTGCGGGTAGCAAATACATCATCCATGGCTGGCGCTGTGTAGCTGCAGGCGCTCCCGGCACATGGGTGCAATGCCGATACCTAACGGGGGCTTGATGGAACTTGTGATTGTGAAACCGGCCGAGCTTCGCGCTCACTGGCCGGTGGTTTCGGCTGCCCTGGATTCGGTGATTGAGGCCACATCACCAGACTGGATCAAGGAGGACGTGTACCTCCAGCTAGCCACCGCGTCGGCCGTCGCCCATCTCGTCTACGAGCGTGGCGAATACCGGTCCTTGTTCATCCTCACGCAGCCTGCGGAGGAATTCAGCAAGGAGCGGTGCCTGCATATCTGGATCGCCGAGAACGCAATTTCCGGCACCGATGAATCGTTCGATTTCGGCCTGTCGGCCATCAAGCAGATCGCCCAACAGCTCAGGGCACCAAAGCTGACCCTTGAATCCCCCCGCAAAGGCTGGGGCAAGCGATTCAAGCTCGTTTCCGCCACCTATGAGGTGCCGCTGGCATGAGTTCTGGAAAGAAGAAGACGACCAACACCACTGTCAGCACGAACGATCCGCCCGCGTGGTCGACCGGCTACTTCCAACAGGCGTTGAATCAGGCAGGGAAGCTATCTCAGCGCCCGTACATTGGCTACGGCGGTCCTACGGTCGCAGGCTTTTCGCAGGATCAGGAAGACGCGTTCACGATGAACCGGGCCAATGCTGCCCAGAACGCGCAGTGGCAGTCTAACGCGGGCGATTACGTTAACCGCGCCATTGGTGGCGAGTACGCCAATCCGTACATCGGCCAGAAAAACCAGTATTCGGGCGAGAACTCGTATCTGAACAACATGATCGATGCGGCCGGGCGCGACATCACCCAGCGCTACACCGATTCGACGCTCCCAACGCAGCTTGCACAGTTCAATTCGGGCGGCGCGTATGGCGGTTCGGCCATGCAGCAGGCGCTGTCGCAGGGGCAGCAGAACCTTGCCCAGCAGCTGAGCGACACGAACTATCAGTACCGGAATGCGGACTATGACCGTCAGGCGCAGCTGGCCGAGTCGGCGCTGAACCGCAATTCCTCGCTGTACAACCAGGACCAGCAGCTTCGCCAGTCCGCTTTGGGGTTCCTGCCGCAGTTGCAGCAGATGGGCTACAACGATTCCAACCAGCTCCTGAAACAGGGTTCCATGCAGCAGCTGCTGAACCAGCAGGCCATTGATGACGACCGCGCCCAGTTCAATGAGTGGCGTGATTGGGACAAGAACAACAACGCCATCTTGACCAACGCGCTCAACTCGATCCGTGGCGGCTCCAGCTCCAACACGACGACCGGCGACAATCCGAACTACACCAGTGCAGGCCAGAACGCGGCAGGTTATGCGGCGATCCTGGCGTCTCTGTGGGGGAATAGCTGATGGCACTCAACTATGGCGGATTGCTTGGCCGATTCATCCCGCAGGCGAACAGCCTGAGCGATGAAGACCGGAGCGCGATTGGCCGCCAAAGCCTTCTTTCCCTCGGGCTTGGGTTGCTCAAGCCGTCTGGCGGCAGCTTTGGAGGTGCACTGGCTAACGGCATCCAGAGTGGACTCTTGTCCGCCAATCAAGGCGTGGCCGACGCTGAGAACGCTCGCTACAAGAACGAAATCCTTGGCCGCACCCGGCAGGGTATGGAGCGCAATGCAGCCATCGAAGCGGCTCAGCAGGGCGTCCTGAATCCAGACGGGTCGCTGAACCAGGATGGCTGGAGCAAGTGGGCTGCGGTGGACCCAGTTGGCGCAGCTGCCTTCCGCAAGGATGTAACCCCGAAGGCTCAGGATGATTGGACGCTCACCCAGGTTGGCGACGGTACTGGTGGCCTGCTGGATGTGTGGATCAACAAGGACACTCGCGAGGTTCGCGACCTGCAGAACAACCCGATCAGCAGTGGTCTACTCGCCCCGGGCGCAGCGCAGCCGCAGACTCCGAAGGCTGGCCTGTTGGGTGCTGACATGCTGCCGGGTCTGGAGCAGGCCGTGATGCAAGTCGAGTCGGGCGGCAATCCGGCCGCAGTGTCCAGCAAGGGCGCTATGGGCACCATGCAGACCATGCCCGGTACGCTGCGGGATCCGGGCTATGGCGTCACGCCTGCCCGCGATCAGTCTCCGGCCGAAATGGAGCGTGTGGGCAAGGACTACCTACAGGCGATGCTTCGCCAGTACGGCGACCCGCGTCTGGCGCTGGCTGCCTACAACTGGGGCCCTGGCAATGTGGACCGAGCCATGCAGACGCATGGCGGCAACGTGGATGCAGTCCTCGCCAACGCACCAGCAGAGACCCGCGCTTATGTGCCCAAGGTGCTGGGTCGCACACAGGGCGGGCGGGTTGCCCAAGGTTCGCCCCAGATCGGCCGCCGTCCGCCGAAGGCAGATGGTCAGCGCGAGAGCTACCGCACCCTGACAGCGCAGGAGGTGGCTTCCATCGGCCTGCCGCGTGGCACCGTTGCTCAACAGGGACCGAATGGTCAGATCAATGTGATCAACAAGCCAGCAGAAAGTGCTGGAGCGGCCCAGCCGAAAACGACAGAGGATCAGAACAAGTCTGCTGGGTACGCAATCCGAATGGAGAACGCGCTGCGCGACATAGCAACTTCCGTGGCAAAGAACAAGTCTGCGGATCGTCCTAGTGCGGTAAACACAGCCGTGGCTGCAATCCCGTTCACTGGTGAAGCCCTGTCCAACTACTTCAATTCACCGGAGCGCCAGAACGTTGAGGCGGCACAGCTTGATGCCCTTGATGCGGCACTCACCTTGAACACGGGCGCGGCCTACACCAAGGAGCAGTTGAAGGGACTGAGTAAGGCGTATTTCCCCCAAATTGGCGATGACGACAGTACCGTTCAATCTAAGAAGGTCCGCCTTCAGTCATTGATTGAGACCGCACGGCTGCGTGCCCGTTCCGCATATCCTGACACGGGCGCCGGATCGGTAGATCCCAACATTGATTCCCTTGTGCAGAAATACACTGGAGGCCGTTGATGGCGACCCTCGCTGAACTGGAGCGTGCGCTGGTAGCAGCCGATGCGGCTGGCAATACGGAAGATGCCCGCGCACTGGCCCAGGCAATCGCAGCACAGCGTCAGCCGAAGGCTGCCCCCAAGATGGAGCCGCGCGCCCGTGCCACGGATGGCATGAGTTCCTTCGACCGGTTCCGCGCTGGTGTTGGCAAGTCGCTGGTCGATACGGTCACTGGCTTGGCTCAGGCCACTGTGGACCAGGGCACCCGGGTAACTGGGATCGGTGACGCGATCATCAATAGCGGGGTGGGTAACGAGGGATTCCGTCGCGGGATCCAGCAGGTTAACGATGTGTGGCGCAAGCCGCAGCGCTACCTGCAGAACCTTGCGGCTGATCGTCGCGCCCTCGATGAGGATCTGACCTCTACCCCCGCTGGATTCCTCGGGAACACCGCTGGCGTCCTGGCTCAGGTGGTTGGCCCTGGCCTGGCTGCACGCGGGTCCGGGGCTGCTGCCACGCTGCTCCCCACGACCGTTCGCGGCAATGCGATTCAGGGCGGCCTGCTGGGCTATGTCCAGCCCGCTACCAGCGAAGGGGACCGAGCAGTTAACACGGGCCTCGGCGGTGCTGGCGGGTTTCTTGGTGCGGCGGTTCCTGCGGCAGCGGGTGGCGCATTGCGGGCAGTGCGCGGTGTTGCCGCGCCGTTTACCCAGAAGGGTGCCGAGGCGACCGCCGCACGCGTTGTGCGTGGCTTTGCGGCCGATCCCTCCACGCTTGCGAACCGTGCGCCCTCAGCTGTCCCTGACGTCCAGCGCACGCTGGCAGAGGAGACACTGGACCCGGGCATCGCTCAGCTGCAGCGCACCGTCGCAGCCAAGGAGGGCGCTCCGTTTGACCTCCTGCGCCGTGGCAACAATGCGGCACGGGTCGGGGCCATTCGCGGCTTCGCTGGGGATGAGGCGGACATTGCTGCAGCGGAAGCTGCACGGAACGCGTCGACGGAAAGCCTGCGCGAGCAGGCATTCGCTGAGGGTGCTGATACCCTGGCCCGGAAGCAGCAGGCAAGCGCCTTGATGATGCCAGCATCCAGCGGGATGACCCAGCTTCGGCAGGGCATTCGCGAGATTGCGCGGTCAGGTGCGGACAATCCCAGCGTGCAGAGCGCAACCAATGCGGTGTCCCGCGCCTTGGATCAGACTGGCGACTCTGTTGGCGGCCTGTACAACGTCCGCAAGTACATCGGCGATCTGCTCAATGGGCGGGTGGCCGGCGATGACGCATCGGCCCGTGCGGCAAGCCGTGAACTGATTCAGATGCGGGATATGATCGATCAGAACCTGTCGCAGCGGGCCCCGAGCTTCCCTCAGTACCTTGATGCCTACCGCTCGGCGTCGGAGCCGATCAACCGGATGCAAGCGGGGCAGGAACTGTTGAAGCGCAGTAGTAGTGGCGTTGCTGATCCTACGACAGGTTTGGAAGTGCTGACCCCAGCAGCGTTTGGCCGAAGCGTCCGTAACCTGGATCAGATCTCGGCGGGTGCCACCGGCTTTAGCAAGGCATCTGCCGACAAGGTGTTCCAGCCCTCGGACCTTGCCACCATCGGAAACATCAACGATGACCTTGCCCGGCAGGCGTTCGCGGATACGGCAGGCCGGGGTAGTGGCTCGGACACGTTCCAGAAGCTGGCAACCAATGGCGACATCATCGGGGCGGTGCAGGAGTTGGGCGTGAACATCCCCGGCTCAGGCGTGATCCGCATGTTGGGCAGTGCCGGGCGGGATCGTGTAAACCGCCAACTGGTTGAAATCCTGACTGACCCGGCCCGTGCGCAGGAGGTTCTGCGTAGAGCCAGCGCTAGCGACCGTCGCGCGATTCAGGGCGTTCTAACCGCGATGGGCGGTGAGTCGGGTACGGCTCTCGCCGTGGGTTCTTCCAATTGAAGTCATAACGCGGCTCCGTGAGGATTCGGCGCCATTTCTCGTTTGGGATCAGCCTGCCAATCCACTCGCTGCCCTTGATGGCGACTAGCCAGTAGAGGAACGCGATTCCCACGAAAAGCAGCGGCTTAACGATCAGCGCTAGTAGCCAAGTTGGCATGCCCGCCTCGGACAGGGGTTGACAGCCGGATTTTATCACTCTCCAGGCCCCTTCACGGGGCCTTTTTTGTTGGAGGCGAAATGCCCGTACCTAACAGCATGGCCGACCTCGCCACGCTTGCCAGCTCCAACTTCCCGACCGGCACGGAAGCCATCGGTAACAGTCTGGACAACTACATCCGGGCCATTTCGGCCATCATCCGGTCCACGAATGCCATTGCCTCGGCAAGCATTGCCTCGGCCTCAACGACTGACATCGGCCTAGCAGACGGCGAGTGCGTTACGGTTACTGGCTCCTCTACCATCAATAGCTTGGGGAGCGGGTTCCCCGGCTGCGTACGTGAAGTGTATTTCTCCAGTTCTCTCACTATCACGCATAGCGCGTCCCTCGTTTTGCCGTGGGGCATCAACATGGCAATTGGTGCAGGAAACTCCGCCGTGTTCCGCTGCGTGTCTTCGGGGGTGTGGCGTTATGTAGGGGGCAACATATCCAATCCGGTGTTCTCCACCGTTTCCGATGGTAATGGGAACCTGCGGACCGGGTCTGGAGGTCTGGACTCCAAAATGCCTCGCTCGGGTGGGATTCTGACGGGACCCATCTCCATGAATGCGAATTCTGGCGCAAATCAGTTCATCTGGATGAGTGCAGACGGCAGCGTGAACCGGTTCTACACCTCTAGCGACGAGTTCGCTCTGACCCTAAACAGCCTTAATGATTCCGGGTCATACAACGGAACCATTGCCAGGTTCAGCAGAACAAGCCTGGACCTAACAGTTGGCGGGAACATCGTTTCCAATTCGGACGAGACACTCAAAAGGAATTGGGATCCCATTCCGGACAGGCTGGTTGAGCAATTGGCAACGATTAAGGCTGGCGAGTACGAACGCATTGACACCGGAATTAGGCAGGTCGGCGTGGGGGCGCAATCGCTGCAAGCTGTGATGGGGAGTGCCGTTACTGCGGGCGAGAATGGGGTTTTGTCAGTGGCTTACGGAAACGCGGCCTTGGTGGGCGTCGTGGCGTTGTGTCGCCGAGTACTCGCCATTGAAAGCCGTCTGGGGGCTGGGTAATGGCACTGCCTTCATCACCCCCCATCACTTCGGAAATGATTCGCCTGGAGTATGGCGGCAGCCTCCCATTCCGAATTCAGGACTATTACAGGGGAGGTTCGCGTGTCCCCAATACAGCGCCAAATTCAGGCATCCCAACCTCCGGCCCCATTTCGTTTGCAAACTTCCTGGGGCAGGGAGGGGGCGGAGGAGGCGGCGGGGCGATTGTTGTAACCAATAGCGGCGCCACAGGGTCACAGTTCCGCAATGAGCCTGCTCCCTCGTCGCTCAGCGTATCCGCCTCTGGGACGGTGTTCGCATCGGGCGGAAGTGGCTCGTACACCTGTACCTGGGCCCACATCTCCGGGTCTACCGCAATCGGGACGCCCGGGGCAAACAACTTCTCCCCATCCTTCTCTGCCTCCGTGGCAAAGAACACGGCGCTCACTGCTGTGAAGCGGTGCACGGTCAGCGACGGTGTTAACACGCCGGTATCCACAGATATGAACGTGCGGCTGGAGTACAACACCGATCTCTGATCGCACCCCCTGAGACGGGGAGGCGTATCCTCCCCGGCATGGAACTACCTCCAGACTTCACGTGGCGTCAGGCCGCAAGCTATGCCCAGATCCCGGACACGATTTGCCTGGATGGGCAGTGCGTGGCCCGGATTAGCCAGCGTGTGGACAATCTCAAGTGGTACGTGGTGCTGGACCGGCATCTAGACCATAGGCAGCACAAGACGAGGCTCTGCGAAACCCAGTGGACAGGCAGGGCCGGAATGGAGCAATGGGTGACCCGGCATCAGGACCGGCTGCGGCGGGAGGTCGCAGCGATCCTGGCGGAGAAGGAGGCTGGGAAGATCAAGCCTGCTGAGTGACTAAGGTCGGACGATTCACGACCAAATTACGCCAAGTGGCTGGAAAGCCTTGTGCCACAAGGGCGTTTGGTGCCGGTGAAAGGACTCGAACCTTCATGGGGTCACCCCCGGCTGATTTTGAGTCAGCTGCGTATACCATTCCGCCACACCGGCAGCA